CTGGTGGCACATCAGGTACTTCAGGTACAAATGGTTCGCAAGGTGTAAGTGGAACAGCAGGTTCATCAGGAACTTCTGGAACAAGCGGAACATCAGGAACAAATGCAACTGCTGGTAGTGGAGGTAGCTCAGGTACTTCAGGCACATCTGGTACAAGCGGTACAAATGGTACGGCAGGTAGTGGTGGTTCATCAGGAACTTCTGGAACTAATGGAACGGCTGGTAGTGGAGGTTCTTCAGGTACCTCAGGTACAAGTGGAACTAACGGAACTGCAGGTAGTGGTGGTAGCTCAGGCACAAGCGGAACAAGCGGTACAAGTGGCACATCAGGTACAAACGGAACAGCAGGTAGTGGTGGCTCAAGCGGCACATCTGGTACAAGCGGTACGAATGGTACGGCTGGTAGTGGAGGCTCTTCAGGCACATCAGGAACTTCAGGAAGTAGTGGCACAAGCGGTACAAGTGGGACTAGTGGCACATCAGGAACTTCTGGTACTTCTGGTTTAGGATTAAATTGGCAAGGAGTTTGGAATAGTGGAACAACATACGCAATTAATGATATAGTAGAATACAATGGTTCATCATATATTGCAATAAATGTTAGCTTAAATGAGAATCCAGCTACACAAATTCTTTATTGGAATTTATTAGCACAAAAAGGAACGGATGGTACTTCGGGTACGTCTGGTACATCAGGCACATCGGGAACATCTGGGACTAGCGGAACATCAGGTACTTCAGGAACTTCTGGGGTAAATGGTAGTAATGGAACTTCTGGAACTAGCGGTACGAATGGTACAGCAGGTAGTGGTGGTAGCTCGGGTACTTCTGGTACAAGTGGTACATCTGGATTAGGATTAAACTGGGAAGGTGTTTGGAATAGTGGTACAACTTACGCAGTTAATGATATAGTAGAATACAATGGTAGTTCATATATTTCAATAAATGGAATTGGTAACGTAAATGAGAATCCAGCTACACAAACTTTATTTTGGAATTTACTAGCACAAAAAGGAACTGATGGAACTTCAGGAACTTCTGGTACTTCAGGTTCATCTGGGACTAGTGGAACTTCAGGTACTTCTGGAGTAAATGGTAGCAATGGAACTTCTGGAACAAGCGGTACAAGCGGCAGTAGTGGTACATCGGGTACTTCAGGAACATCTGGTATAAATGGTTCAAATGGTACAAGCGGACAAGATGGACAATCTAATACATTCTTTGATTATAAAGCAAATACAAATGATATATCAGGTAACCCTGGTAACAGCTATATCTTATGGAATAATGCAACGCAAGTTTCATCATCTCAAATTAATGTATCTCACTTAACAAAAGATGGATACGATGTAGATGTGTTCTTAGGATTAATCCCATCAGGTTCTCAGGTAATATTGCAAGATTTGAATAATTCAAACAATTTCCAAAGATGGCAATTCGGTACTGGTATTGAAGCAGCACCTAACTCATATTGGACATTCCCAGCTACATTTGTAACTGGTTCTTACTCATTTAGTAATAATCACGAATTATTATTAATTGTAGCACAAACTCCATCAGGTACATCAGGTACTTCTGGAACTGCTGGGACTAGTGGAATAAATGGTACGGGAGGAAGTAGTGGCACAAGCGGTACTTCTGGAATTTCTGGTTCATCAGGAACATCAGGAATAAATGGAAGTGATGGTTCATCAGGAACTAGTGGTACTAGCGGAACAAGCGGTATTTCTGGAAGTTCTGGAACATCTGGTATCAATGGTACAAATGGTTCAAGTGGAACATCAGGTACTTCAGGAACATCTGGAGTTAATGGAAGTAGTGGTACATCGGGAATAAATGGATTAGATGGAAGTTCGGGTAGTAGTGGTACTTCGGGTACAAGTGGAACTTCAGGAACTTCAGGTATAAATGGATTAGATGGTAGTAGTGGAACATCAGGTACAAGTGGTACATCAGGAATAAATGGAAGCTCAGGAACATCTGGCACATCAGGAATAAATGGAAGCTCAGGAACATCTGGCACATCAGGAACTTCTGGTACAAGCGGAACATCAGGAATTAATGGAGTAGCTGGTAGTAGCGGAACATCAGGAATTAACGGATTAGATGGTAGTAGCGGAACTTCTGGAACTTCAGGAACAAGCGGAGCAGTTGGTACAAATGGTACATCAGGAACTTCTGGTGTTAGCGGAGCTGGTTTCCCATTCACTGGCAGTGCACAAATAACAGGCTCTTTAGGAGTGACTGGTTCTTTAGAAATTACTGGTTCAATGGTAAACTATTTCAAATATTTGGGAAGTAGTGGTAGTATAATAAATAACGTAACTGATAATTACACAAATGTACCAAGAATTGATTATGTTGTAACATTAGATAGTTCATCTTATGGGGCACTATTAGCAGCAAATACAACTAATCAAAATACAATGTATGTGATTAGTGGAAGTAATCTTACAGCTGGAAGTAGTGGTACTTCTGGTACTGCTGGAGCTGCTGGTACTGCATTTCCATTTACTGGAAGTGCATTAATAACAGGCTCTTTAGGTATAACTGGTTCGTTAAGTATTACCGGTTCGGTAGATATGAATGTTGTATCAGCACCAATTGCATCGGCAACAATGAGTATAAACTTTAATTTAGGTAATTACTTTACTAGCTCAGCATCTGGCTCATTCCATATAAATGTAACAAATCCAAAACCTGGTGAGACTGCAATATTAAAAATGAATACCGCTGTTGCTTCATTACCAGCATTAGTAGCAACCGCATCGTTTAGTAGTAATGTTAGACAGATAAGCGGAAGTGCATACGTTGTAACATCGGGTTCAAATCAAACTGATATATTAACATTCGTAGCATTAGATACTTCAAATGTATTTTTAGTAGCAAGTAAAAAGTTTATATAATATGATAATACAACCATTTAGTTATTTTGGAGAACCTTTAACCGCGGCTGCAATAGCAGGCGCTACAATAAGAAGTGATGTATATGCAAGTTCAGTAACTGTAGCAATACCTGGAACTCAATTTGGTTCTACATTTGGACAAACTGATTATAGAAGTGATATAAGTGGGTATATTAATGGTGGTACATCATTAACAAATGCTCAAATGCCACTAACAGGAACTGGACAAGTTACTTCAGCAACTACTAATTTTACCGGATATACAACATCAATGAGTAGACCTAATGGTACTAACTATGGTGCTATTACAGGTAATGTTGCTAATATAGATTTTGGTGCCAACGTTAATTTTACAATAGAAGGATGGATGCAAAGAACATCTGGTTCATCAGATAGTTGGATGGGATTTAAGTATAATGCAGGTTGGGGATTCTTTGGATGGTCATCGGCAGGATATTGGAGATGGGTTGGACAAAACGCAGCTTTTAATGAAAATTTAGGAGATTACAATGGGCTTGCGATTGCAAATGGTACATGGTATCACATATTCCTATGTAGAAGTGGAAGTACTTGGATTGGTGGTGTTAATGGAACAATTAGAGCAAGCTTTACATTCACAAACGCTGCTAATGCTTGTGGAACTTCTGCAGCACATCAAATATGTGGTTGGTCAGGAGCAACACAATCTCCAACGTTATTCCAAGATTATAGAGTAACAAAAGGTGTAGCAAGATATACAGGTTCGATAGGAGCAACATATACTTTACCATCATCAATAGTAATACCTTAAAATATAAAATTATGGCAGTAGGAACATACGCAGTAAAATTAGATAATGTAGTAATTGATATAATACAATTTGATGTATTATCAGGTGAACCAATACCTGTTGAAGGTGCAACATTGGAAAGAGTAGGATACCCAACACCTACACCAATTCCTGATATTGGAGATATAGGGACAGAATATGGATTTATAAAACCTTAATTAATATGCAAATAGTCTATTTAGGAAATACTTTAATAAATGATGTGATGGTAGGTTCACAAAGAATGGATGATGTTTTACAAAAAACTGAAATTCCAATAGAATATTTAGTTATAGCTGGTGGTGGAAGTGCTGGAAGTAATGACTTTCATGCAGGCGGTGGTGGAGCTGGAGGCTATAGATGTAATGTAGTAGGTGAAAGTTCTGGAGGTGGAAATTCAGCTGAAGCTGCATTTTATATTATTAAAGGTGTACCATATCAAGTAACAGTAGGAGCTGGTGGTATTGCTCCTGTTGCTGATTTCACACAAGGCACCAATGGCAGTAATTCTGTATTCGCAACTATCACTTCAATTGGAGGTGGTGGCGGAGGCCGTTATATAAGTGGAGTATTAGTTAGTACTG